TAGTGCGTCTTCAATACTTTCTGGTGCAACATCTCCCAAACTAATATTATTTACTGGGTGTGTTGCAGGTCCAGATAACGAACCTTGACCCATTTGAATATCAAAACTTCCATGGTTGTGACCCAAGAAACTTGTATTATTTGGATCAAGTTGAGATGTCTGATTGTTAAGCGTGGTTGGAAAAGTTCCATGTTTAAATGATAGTGTTTGCCCTGATAAAGCGACACTATTAACACATGGTTGTGACAATTCTAATGTATAAACATAATTACTGCTATCAGTTCCGTCTCTACTAATTGCTAATACTTGAGTTCCAGGAGCAATTGATGGTGTCGCATTATTTGGAACATAAACCCACATGAATGGGACAACACCATTCAATTCATATGCTGCGCCAATGTTTGCACCTGCTGGAAGATCAATTGATGTAGCAGTTGCGGGAATGGTAACACCACTAACAGTATATGCGGGTGATGTCTCTGGGTCATATCCAACAGAAGGACCAAAGAAATTTCTTCTGTTTGCTACTTCTAGTGGTTTGGGGAATATTCCACTCCATGCTGGTTGCTGGTGATTTTTATTTGGAGTTACATCAAAAGTATTAGTGAAAGCACTGCCATTGAATTGATAATCAAGATCATCTGCTGATTGAATACCAGATGGATGTGGTCCTACTGGTGGCCAACTATCAGCAGGAACATTGTTCCAATAAGTTCCACCCTCGAAATTGTAAAATCTGTCAGTTGTTGGCAGTGTAAATTCATGAGTTTCATCACCATAGTAGGTAGCAATTGCTCTTCCAGACTGCCAAGATGGTGCTGTATCAGAATTAGCTAACTGACATTCAGAATATCCAAAGTTACCGCAACTACCAGCAACTGGACCACCAGTAACAATGTTGGATGGTTCAAATAACATTGGACCACTAAATTGGGCAGTTGCTTTTGCGTATGTTCCTGGGTGTGAGTGTGATGGTGTATGGTTAATGCTCAGTTTTCTGTTAATAGTATAAACAGTTGCAGAGAAGTCAGGAGCACCAATAGAAATATTAGTCATCTTACCAACCATCACGAGAGATGGATCAACTGTAAAGTCAATATCAGTGTTTGCAGAAATTGTAGTTTGAATTGGATATGTCAATCCAAAATCACCAACTAGTGGATCGCCATCAAAAGTATCAGAAACTAATTTATTATAAGCATCAATTTGTCCATACTGATATGCTGTCTCAAATAAGTATTCTGGTTCCAAGTCGATTGGCATCTTCAGCGTCATGTTTGGAACACGAAAAGTTCCTACGTATTCAGGAAATTCTCCCCCATATCCACTACCACCATAAGTGTTGCCAATTTCGGATGCAAGAAGTGGATATCTTGCAGCATTTTGCAATTTGCCATCGCATAAAATCCAACCCTTTGGAATGTTGGACAGGGCAAAACCTTCGTTTCCGTCCCCTGCCCAAGGCATGATGGTGCCAATTTTGGCAACCCTCATGAATTTTATTAGACTGTAGTTTACTGCCATCTTAGAGCTCCACTAACCACCAACCGCGTAAATCTGTTGGAATTTCTGATGCATTTACATCTCCTTCTGAATCTGTAGTTCCGACATAAACTAGACCAAACGATGCATTTCTCGTTTGAACGATTAGTTCTCCACTATCCCATGCAATTGCTAGAGGAGCAGAAGATCCAACGTTTGCCTTAGTTCCAATGCTATCACCTTGGATTGGAACTGCTTCAGTTCCATTCTTGAGTGCGCGAAGGATTAAGTTTGTGTTATAAGATAGATTTCCACTGATTTCAATAAATCTGATCATGTCACCAGTCTGAACTCCATCCGAAGGCAGGTAAACAATCATGTTACCACCAGAAGGTGCATTGATTAGATAGTTGCCGTTTGGTTGTAGTGGATTTGCTTGAACTTGTCCAAATCCAGTGGAAGATTGTGCGAGATATGTCCAACGACGACCACCATTCTTGTTAAAGTATCTAGTAATGCCGAAGGCATCAATAGATCCGTCTTGATACATAATGAAGTCTCTTGGACCAGCAGTTCCACCTTGACCAGCAGAACCTAGGTTATCAACATGAAGAACGATGTTCTGATTGCTCTCATTTTCAAGTAATTGACCCTTGATGTAGAGTTTCTGACCCATATCAACATTACCAGTTGAGTTCTCAACATTGAATGTTAGAATGTTGTCACACTGTCCGTTCTCTTGGCAACTCTGGTTGAATACTCTCAACTTACCGTAGATGTCTGCTCTACCATTGAGATATAGTCCAGATCTTCCAGTAACTGGATCGAGAATTGCGCCATCACCTGGGTGACCGTCATCGTTAGCAACGTTGAAGATAAGTGTCTTACCATCAGTTCCATACATTCTGAGGTTTCCAGATACCATATCAATGTTATCATGGACGGTGAGTTTACCACCACCAAAGTATCTGTCAATATTCTTCTCTGGTTGTAGAGCATCATATGACTGTCTGATAGACTTAGGCATCTTGACGCCAAAGCTATTATCAATGCTACCGTCAATGCTATCTGGTAGGAAGAATTCATTGCCAATTCTGATGAACTGTTCGTAGTCTAGCTTCTGAGCAACCATGTTGCCATTAGCAAGTTTTAGAACAACTCTTGCTGGATTGGTATTTGGTGAAGGTGCCTGGGTTCTACCAGTTGCAGGAATTGCCTCTAGTAGTGTTGTTGTTCTAGGATCCTTCTGGATCTTAACAACTACAGCTCCTGGTAGGAACTGCTGTGGTGTTGTTCCTTCTTGTCCACGACCACCATTTGGATATTGTCCAGCAGGGAAGTCAACATTATAAATGATAGGTAGTCTTGGTTCATTTGTTCCACTGTCAATATATGGATCAGCAGTGATACGAATGATCTCCGCTTTAGTTGATCCGTCAATAATAGCAACCAAATCTCCCTTCTCAAATCCAGTGATGCTGTTAACAACAACGAAATTGATTTGACCTACAGTTAGCGTAGAACCAAGATCTGTTAGCGGACCATTTGCCTGAACAGTTTGAGGATCTCTGGTGTAAACATATACTGGATCGGTTGTGCTGTGAGCAACTGCAGTAGAACCATAATATCCTTGAAGTGCCCATACCCAACCCCATGGATTACCGATTTCGGTGTCACCGTTGCAAGTATTTACTTGGAATGTTGTGAATGCCTGGTTTGCAATCGTGAGTTTTGCATCATCGGCAGTGTCCTTGAGAGTATCAAAGATGTCATTTACAATTGGAGTTGAACCACAACCACCCTTGAGGGTTAGGCTACCATACATGTTTGTGATAGCAGTCTCGCTACCCTCACCACCCATTGTAATGTCACCAGTGACGCTATCAACAATGAATACTGGAACTTCATTCTCAGTATCGCAACCGCTGGTAACGATAAACTTCTTAGAAACTTGATCAAGTGCAGTATCCACCTTGAGGAATTCACCTTGATCATAAATTCCATCATCGTTGGTGTCTTCACGATCAAGGATAACATAATCATTTTCACTTAGACCACCACCAAACTGTGATAGGTAGATGTTATCTTGAGTTCCACTTCCATCAACATTCTGAACAATCCAAGTTGCATCGAATGCAATGTTACACTTCCAAATTGCAGTTGTATCAAGATGATTATCTAGATAATTCTTAGCAGGAGAAAGTTGTTGTAACTTATATTTGGTGAATGTTCCAAGTGGATGACGCTGAACCTTGAGGAAGTAAGGTGCCGCTTCCGCACCCTGTAGACCATCTTCAGTAATTCTGACAAGTTCAGGATAACGCTCAGTTGCACCAGAACCAAATGGAACTGTGTCGATGAGCATATAGTCGCCAGCCTTGAAGTATGGGGTTGGCTTATACTTGAGTGGTAGGTAGAAGAAATCACCAGAGATTGCTGGTAGATCTGCACCTTCAGCACCTGCTCCAGACTGAACCTGCTGGTAGGTTGCATCACCCCAGTTTGCGGAACCGACAGTATCAATTCTGTTGAAACCAGCAGTGATATTTGCCTGCGTTGGGTTGTTTTGATCAGCAACAGTAATTACATAAACATTAACAATATCAACATTGCTGTTGAATGTATTCTGACCTAGAACACCACTCAAGTGACTGAATGTATTGGTTCCTAGTTGACCTCTATCACCAACGAAGGAGTAAGAAGCGTTACCACCACAGAGTTTGATGTCTGCATTAAATCTTGCGTTAGCATCAACCGTGAGATTGTTTCTAATCGTGGTGCTTCCACCCTGACCACCAATAACAATCAGAGATGCATTAGTTGCAAAGTTCAGAGTTTGTGTTTGAGTGGTGAAGAAGTTAACAACACCTGCTTCAGTTCTGAGAGTTACAACTTGATCTGGATCGGTTTCATCTCCACCGATAGTTCTGTTTGCACCGATTAGAACATCACCAGCA